CGGTGTGAAAGAATTTACGATTACAACCAGTACAGCATTTCGCCTCGGTGATGATGGACAGGGTGGTTCCGGTGTAATCGGTAGTCAGGTATATTATGTTTCTCTTCAATCAAATGCCGTCATTCAAGCACCCCTCGATATGAAACAGGGGCAAGAGTTAGAAGTTATTTTTGTTCAGGATGCCACAGGTGGTAGAGCGGTTACATTTTCCGGTTCACTATGGGTTGTCAATTTCTCCAACACGGGGAACGCGGCGGGAACAACGTCGAGTGTTAGATTCAGACGTCACTATGACAGTGCTTCAGCGTCAGTCAAGTATATCCAGATTGGCGCTCAGATGCCTTGGGTGTAAGATGGGCGGAGACTATGAGAATCATTGATACAGTTATTGTCCATTGCAGTGCTACTAAACCTAGTATGGATATAGGGGTTGATGTTATCCGTCAATGGCACATGAACAAAGGGTGGTCTGATATTGGGTATCACTATGTCATTAGGCGCAATGGTGCCGTTGAACTTGGTCGTGACTTAGATAAAGATGGTGATGTTGATGAAGAGATAGGCGCACATGCTTACGGTCATAATGCTACCAGTATCGGTATCTGTTTAATCGGTGGGGTTGATGACAGACAAAGCTGAGATTAGAATAAAGGAATCCGACATGTCAGGTGATGAGGAACTGCATTTATTACAGCGCAGACTTGAAAACCATATTGGTCGGTTTGACGAACACGTTGCCCAGCAAGACAAACGCTTGGATCAACTCATACAGTCTCAGGAAGACACTAACAAATCAATAAAAGAGCTGTTGATCTGTACGACAGAGCTACACACATCGACCAAGGATGTTGTTGAAGCATGGAATGCAGCTGAAGGTGCGGTCAAAGTGGGTGCTGTTGTTGGTAGATTCGTAAAATGGGTGGCTGGATTTGCGGTATTAGCTAGCGCCCTTAGCTGGATTGGCCTAGCGCTTCCAAAAAAATAATGTTATATTCAAAAAACGTAAAGTTCCAACTAGAGAAGGACGAGGGTGTTCATACTGGTATTGCCGGGCATGATATTAAATCAACCTATTATCGACTATATCCCGACGGTTATTTATTAGTCAAAAAAGGCTTTGCTTGGGATGGCGCTACAGGTGCCTTCGATACGAAGAATATTATGAGGGCGTCACTTTTCCATGATGCGCTTTGTATTATGATTGGTAATAACGAGTTACCAGTCGACCAACTCCCCGCCGCGAATACACTCTACAAAGAGATATGTATCGCGGATGGTATGACGAAAATTAGAGCGCAGTATCAATACTTAGCAATAGAGCTGTACTTCAGGAACGGCGTTAAGCCTGAAGGCAGCAGGACTATATACGAGTTGTAGTATCAAAACGGCACGTCGAATCCATCATCTGGCTGCTTAGGAGCATCGCTAAAATTACCGCCTTGTTGAGACTCGCTATTGTCTTTATAAAAGACCTTAACGTTACCTAGTATCGCGCCCTTAACGCCTTGTTTCCGCTCTTCTTTGCTAACTGATTGAGCTATAAATCCGTTATTACCCCATTGATCTTCATTGTTAATATCAATAAAAACAGTTGCGTCTAAATAAGTTCCCTTGGTGCCTTCAAACAATCTTGTTTTGTCAATCTTGCTTACATCAATTTTGAGGCTTACACCTATTTTATTTGTCATTTTATTTCCTTTTCTAATTAAAATTTGTTCTAACCATCGCATGAACCGGACGCGAAAAAATGCGCAGGTTATGCTGGTGTTATGGCTTAAGAGAGAAATCGGCGCACACACTCATCAAATGACAAATGCGCTTCATTCTCTCCTGCTCTATTGCAGCACAAGAAATCTTCCAGGGTTCCGCCATCCATAGCGGAATGGCCATTCTTGTGCGCTCGCTCCAGTCGTTCAGGCAACTGATCAAGCCCGTTTTGACCGCTTTGCTGTTTCACGACTTCGCGCACCTGCTCCAGAGTAAGGGCGCTTTCGTAGCAGAAGCCATCAGCAATAGTTGTGTAAAAATTGTATTTCCCGTTGCGGTGGCAAATGATGTTAGCCATAACACGTCGCTCCAGTTGATTGCTCCGTCGCTGCGCTCCTGCGCAACAACTGAGCTTTTTCGTTATTCACATTAACCACTACCACCACCTTTTGACATTTTCTTATCCTTTTTTTTTAGTTGTTGGTTCCGCTTAACGCGCTATTATGTGCCAATTCGTGGCCTTTTAGATAACCAATAAAATCGCCACACCAGTTTATTAGCAGTTCTTTCCCCATAAAAGAAACAGTCATAGCTGGTTCTACAATAAAGCAGATTCCCAAACCGCCAAAACCCACCGATAACCTCTATATCAGATAAGAATTTCATGTCGTTACTCCATTCATGCATATAACAAGGCGCTGCACTCCGACGCTGCGCGTCGGTGCTTCGCTCGGTTTTTCGTGTGTCGTCTCAGTCTGTGCCATTTTCTAGTCTCCAGTTCGCGCAGCGCGGGTGAGCTAAGGCGTTATACGTCGAGTCTTTCCAAGTTAACGCATCCGTTTTTTGCAGTAATCTTATATACTTCGCCTTTAGCTTCTGATAGCGCACGTAAAGTTGCGCCAGTATATTTTATTCCACCAATTATCCATGTGTCACTTTCCCACTGGTAGCCACGTCTATCGCTCATTTTCCAATAGAAAAAGTCAAGTGGGTAAAGTATAGCCCTAAGAATAAGCAACGGCTTACTAAGTACAGTAGCTTCATTGTGGCGCTTTATAGCCAGCTCCCATATTAATTCACGCATAACAAATTACTCCAGCGGATAAGCTCCGCTTCGCTGCGCTTACGCTGTTAGCTGTACTCATAATCCCGCTCTCCGCCTTAGTTCTGCTCGCCACCAGAATTCCCCACTTTTTGCATTGGCAAGCTCGTTTGGTTTCTCGAACCAACCATTTTCGCCAAGCGCCCATTCGATAGCAGACCTTAGTTTAATTTGTTCTTTTTCCATCTCTTGTAGAAGTTCTAAGAGTTCATCATGTGTCGCTATTTTTCCTACTATTTTTGCTAATCCCATCCTTAATCCTCATATTAAAAATAATTCTTAACAGCTAACAAGCAAATCAATCGGATGGCTAAAATCGCCACCGCTTATATGTGGGCGTTATGTTGCACTAATTCTATCTTGTGCAAGCTTAAAATATTCTTCGTCTAGCTCTATACCGATAAATTTACGGTTTAGGTTTTTGCAGGCTACACCAGTTGTTCCACTACCCATTGTAAAGTCCAAAACCGTTTCACCTTCGTTGGTGTAGGTTTTGATTAGGTATTCCATTAGTGCTACAGGTTTTTGGGTTGGGTGTACTTTCCCTTTCTGGCTTGCATTACTAGCTTCTAAAATAGAAATCGGATTTTTGTGAGTATAGGTGTATATCTTATCCTCTTTCTCCCCGCTTCCGCCGATAGCCTCGCCTGTGCCATAGTTCTTGCTTTTCTTGATCTTCTCGCGCTTAACCATTATTGGGTAATAGTCAGGCGTTTTAACGCCAAACACCACAATATCTTCGTGCACCTTCATTGGCTGAGTCTTAGCTAGAAAAATATTCCCCGCTTTCTTCTTATCCCACACCCAGCAATACTTAAACATCTTCATATTGCTGGCTATCAGCGTAGTTGTAAACGGCTGGCTTGCTGTCATTACGATAGCACCGTTCGGCTTAATAATTCTCTTCAACTGCTCCCACATTGGCTCTAATGGTATAATCGAATCCCATTTACATGCGGTTGTACCGTAAGGCGGGTCAGTTAATATCATATCAACACTACCATCTGGTATTTCTTTCATTCTCTCAAGGCAATCGCCTTGCATTAGTTTAATCATCGCCAATCTTTCCTTCTGTGCTGGTGCGGCCTAACAAGGCAATCTAGCGGACTTCGCTTCGCTTGCCGCTAATCGCAAGCGTTATGCGTCTTGCAGTCTCAAATTATTTCTCTCTGCAATGTCGTTTCTGTACTTATCAAAATCAATAAGCGCTCCGTTTTCACGTAGCACCCATCTGTTATTCATGGGGTTACCATTGGGTGTCTCCCCTTCCTCACGTTTTAGCTCAAACTTGTCGCATGAATATACTTGGGGTCTTGATTCACGCATAACAACTGAGTCAACGCGACCGCCTAACTCTGTGCTTGCTTCTGGTTTTGTAGTTTCGCTCGTCATCTCAGTTACTCCAATGTTTGTTTATTTAATGCGACGCGTTACACAGGGGTTATCATCTTATCAATCCCATGCAAACAGCCATCTGTTCTAATCTGTCGCTTTTTTTCATCCGACCTAACCATTCACTTACTGTCTCTATTCTTGACTCTGTAGGTTCCTGAGACTTCTTTGATCGCTTGGTTCTGCCCCTGAGAATTGTTGCACATTCTTTGCTACATGCAGCGCGAGACATAAAATCGCTTGGCGTATCAAAGTCAGCATATTTAATCGGCTTTTTACAGCATTTACACGGCCTGTCATCCAAGCAATTTTCGCCGTATTTCTTTTTCGCCTTCGCCACCATACGTTCTTCATGTAGTGTCTTTTTGCAATCTAATGTGCAATAAGAACGGTTTTTATACTCAGTATATGTTTCTTCTGGCTTACGACTAAATGTAGCGCCACAGCAGTCACATATTTTGTTATATGGTTTTTTTGGCTTTATTGTTTTACTCACTTTTAACCTCGTTAATAATTATCATCGCTAACATAATCAGATTCTTTAATCGCCGTGATGATTGATTTAACCAATAATTCAAACTCGTTAATGCGTTTGTCAAGTATCTCAAATTGATCTGCTAAATTTTCTTTATGGATACGGTGAATAAATAACTGTTTATCAGATGGAAATTCGGCGCAATACGATATAAAGTCCAGCCATTTCCTGCCAGTGAATTTAAGATTGGCGATACATTGCCACTTATACGCGGGGTCTAAACCGCCGCGCTTAATATTGGCAAAGTGAACGTGCCCGAGGACTGATTTAATCTCGATTGCGCCGTCTTCTCCAACTAGGCCATCTGGTGAGCAACCGATAAAGTCCGACTGGAAAAACCCACCGTTACTCACATCACAAAATGTCGCTTGTTCATACAGTGATCTGGCGACTGGCTCTTGCTCATGGCCTCTAATCATGTGTTCGTTTTGAAAGGTGCTGGGTGTCGGCTTGCCAGTTAATTGCTCAACAGCGATTGACACAGCGTATTTACGCGCAGGGTCGCCAAATGCTTTTCCTAAGTTCGCCATAATCGTCCCCATCTTGGAACTGGTTAGCTTCCCGGCGCGGAGTTCAAACCATTCATCCGTGTTTTGTTCTACATTAAGAAACTTAAAATTACGCATTAGCCTCAACCGCAACTTGTTCTTGATGTTCAGCGCTCATGTCAGCGCGTTTTAGCACAGCATCTAAGTTGCCATCACGTTTGTATGCCTCAACCACTTGTCCCCAACGTGGGCTTTCAGGTGTGATAACAGGCTTGGATAAGATAGGTGGTTGTGGGCTAATTCGTAAACCTTCAACGGTATCTCGACCAAACCGCACGTTAGAGTCAACATAGATCGTGACAGGTACGTTTACCCAATCATCAATAAAATGTGAATTGGTAAGGTCCTTGAGTATCTTTGAATTGTGCGCGTTCAAAATCATCGGTTTTAACGGCTCACCATCACGGATAAACTTCTCAGCAAAATACGCTGTGTTAAACTGGTCTTTTGTTTTCTTGGTTTTATCACCTTCAAGCGCGACATGACTAATCGTTAGAACAGTATTGCCAACAATATCGGCACTGCTTAGATACGGGCTGTTAAAAGCCTTCCGGTAGTGTGTTTTATTTTCGTTACTCATAATTTATCCTATTGAATCATAAATGTTTTGTGCTACACAGTGCGTTTTATTGTGTGCAATACCGATCAGTTTTTCTAATGCCTCATTAAACTCCACACTTCCATCTTCACTCACAAGTAGCCTTCTTAATTCGTTAATAAAGTGGTCATCACAAGCCAGTTCTTCCTCTACAACATTGCTGAATGATGTCTTGTATTTACCAAATAAAGTGAATGAATCGCCGTGAATTAAAGCGTCTTTAATCGTTTCAACCTCTTCTATTTCATCTGGCGCATCATATATCTCCTCGTCTCCTGCCGCTGTTATTGAGCA